GTGGCCACGTCGGACAGCACTGCCGCCACGGTGGCGCCGGAAGACACGTTGGGCGTATAGGTGCCGCCCAGGGCGTAATAGGCGGCGTCGTAGGCGGTGACCGTCGTGGTGTCATCGACCTGCTTGCAGGTGGCGACCACAAAGGTGCCCAGCGGGACATACTGGACTGCTCCGCTCACGTCCGCCCCAATGGAGACCGTGATGGTCTTATCCCTCAAATTGTGCGCCCCGGACAGCGTCAGCGTGACCATGGACGCCGTTACGCCGCCGATGGTCACCGTATCCGCCCCGCCAAAAGAGCCGGAATAAACGCACTTTTTGACCTGCTCCGCCCCGATGGTCGTGGAGCCATACACCACTTTGGTGTACAGCTTCTGCGTCGCCAGGGCAGAGGCCAAGGCCGTTGTTGTGTTGTACATATCCGTCACCTCACTTTTCGATCGCGTCCACCGACACGTCTTTGATGTACTGGTAGCCATTCGCCCAGGAGTAGACCGTATAGGTCGGTGTACCGAAGTACATGGTCTTGGTCACTGTCGCGCCGGTGGCGTCGGTAAACTTCACCGGCACAAAGGGGTGGCCACTATCGGAGACAGCCGCCTCGATGGTGGCCACCTGCGCCGGTGTCAACAGCGCCCAGCGGATGGACATCTTCGTCTTGATGGCAATGATAGTGCCTGTCATGCCGCCGTCCGCCGTCCGTCCGGTGTCTTCCGACCAGATTTTCTCCCGGGTGATGGTCACGCCCTCTGCCGCCGGAGTCGGCATCTGCTTGCTGTTGATATACAGCTCACTGACCGTGATATTTGCCATGTCGCCGCCTCCTCACATATAAGCCGCCAGCGGGTTGACGCCGGTGGCTTTGGCCTGGCCGTTGATGTAGTCGATGGTGCTCCGCGCGATGGTACGACCGTCCAGGTTGGTGTTGACCGTGACACTCCCGCCGCCGCTCTGCCGCACTGCGGCCACGTCGGAGCGGATGGCTCGCAGGAGGGCAACCAGCTCGGCCATGTCGGAGCTGCTGATTGCGTTGTCGCTGCTATACGCAGACGGAGCGATGGGCTGCGGCAGGTCATACAGGTGCCGCGCCAGGAGCTTGGCCACCTGGCCAGTCCATTCGGTGTTGCGCTCCAGGGGGATGATGGCTTCTTTACCATCTTCCCCCACTTCGTTAAGTCCAAAAAACGTTCTGCGCCGCACAACGCCGCCCTTTGCAAATTTACCGCCACGACCAGAATAGCCGCCAGTGTCAATGGTTGTTACACTGCCTTTGGTTACCACTTTGACCTTATATGGCTTGACTTTCTTTAGGTAGACCGACAGCGGCACATTTTTACCCTTGACGTTGGTGATCCATTTTTTCTTGTTTTTGTCGTATTTAGCTGCCTTTGCGATTTTAGATGCGATGGTAACCACTTTGTTTCCTACGCTACTGTAGATGTCTTTTTTGTCCTTGTCGTATCTGCCCGCTTTAGCAATTTTGGACGCAATGGTTACAACCTTATCGCCGACGCTGCTGTAGATGCTCGCCTTATCGCTGTCGTAGGTTGCACTCTTGCCAACTTTGGTAGTGGCAGTTGCCGTTTTATCACCAACGGTGCCATATTCTTTCGCGCCGTCCTTAAAGCTTTCGTCTACTTTTGCCTTGATGGTCGCCGTCCAAGTCGAACCGCCGGAAGATTTGGCGCTGTCGTTGATGCTGGAAACGGTTTTGACTGTGCTCCCAGCTTTCTTAGCAACAGAGACGGCGCCAACGCCAACACGTTTCAGCCAGCTCCACCCGTCAGTAGATGCCTTTGCGCCCTTTTCGGTGGCTTTCTGGGTGTTTTCAGCGACCCTGCCACCCTGGTTCGATGTCCGCCGTTTCGCACCTTCGGTGTACCATTTCTTTTGCTGCTCTGCCAGTTGCTTCGCAGTTTCTCTACCCTGGTTCGTCCGCAGGCGCTGCGTGGCACCAGCGGCCAATTTGCCGTTATTCGTCTCAGCGCGGCGGGTTGCGCCGCCCTGGTTCGTTCTTCTCCGTTTTGCGCCCTCTTCGTAGCTTTTACGCAAGCTGGCTTGCTTGTTGCCGCTCATGTCCATGTAATTTATGCGGTCAGCAACGGTTTTCCCAGCCGAGTACCAAGGGGATTTTTTAGCTCTTTCTTTGGCTTCCTTTTTTTCTTCGTCGGTGCCAAAAAGAAGTTTATATAGTCCATAAAGCCCCTGGAACGCCTGGTCGGCGCCAACTAAAGCTATCCGTATAAGCACGCCGGTTGCAGCTATATCGCTAAGCGCTTTTAGCCCGGCTACCACACCGCCGCCACCAGCAATGCCGCCACTACCAGCACCGCCACCGGAGCCACCGCCAAGCACCTGCAAAAACTCAAGCATGCTTTTGGCGACTTTCATGCCGCCGAGCACCGTTTTCAATACTTTCGCCGCAGCCCAAACCTCTAAGATTGCTTCGGCAATCCGACCAAGCCACGGAGCTTCATCTTTGATGCTGTCAAAAAAGTCGTGGAAGGCCAACATAATGTCACCCCACTTGATCTGCCCGATAGCGCTTGCAAGCATTTCGCCCAGACCATGGATGAGCCGCCCCGCAGTTCGTCCAGCCTTTTCCCAGTCAACCGTTTTAAAAAACTTGTTGACGTTGTTGGCAACGAAGGTGCCGATCTGGCTCCATTTGACAGTGCTCACCAGGCCATACAGCCCGCGGATACCCGCATTGAGCAGGTCAGCCAGGAACGACCCGAAATTGATGTCCGACTCATTGATGCGCTTGATAGCTCGATTGATACCGGTCGCAATCCCCTTGCCCAAGCTCTCAAACCGGGCGTTGCGGATAAACGTACCGGCGATGTCGATAGCTGCCAGCAGTCCGTCAGAGATGGTATCCCCCAGCAGGCCCCAGTCGTAGCCCTCTACCAGGCCGTTGAACACGTCCGCAAAGCGCCCAGCCCACAGCACGCCCTTGGGGCGCAGGACGTTGTTAAACCAGTCGTCCACCGCCTTTGTGGCGCTGTTGAGCGTCTCACTGATACGGGTGCCGATGCCGTAAAAGTTGCCCTTCTCCAGCAGGCCGTCAATGTCGTGGATGAGGCTTTCCAACCATTTGGGGAGCTTCCCGGCGATGCCTTCCGCACCGTCCGCCTTGTCCTGCTTTGCCTTGCCACCGGAGCCGCCCGAACTACCGGAGCCGCCAGCGTCGGACTGCTTCTCTAGTTTTTCAATTTCGTCAAAGCCCGCAACGAGTTTGTTGTACTCCTTTTGGGCTTTGGCAGCGTCCTTGGTTTTGTCGGCCACGTCCTTTGTGGCGTCCGCTGCCGCTCCTGCGCCGGTGCTGACGGTCGTCCAGCCCTCACCAAAGATATTGGTAATGAGGGAGGCCACGGCGTCAACAATGCCGATCAGGTACGGCATGACTTTGCTGAGGAGATTGACGATCAAGTTGATGGCCGGGGCAAGAGCGTTGGTCAGCCCGTTGCGGAGCCGGTTGATAGACGCCGCTGCAGCGTCATTGGTGTCCATGTACCGGGTGGCGGCGCTGCTCAACTCGCCAAACAGAGAGCGGGTGAGCCGCAGGCCAAGATGGACCAGAGAGATACGCCGGATAGACCGGAGCAAGCTCTCAATCCTCCCTGTGCTGCTCCTGGACGCATTGCCGATACCTAGAATCCTGTTTTTGATGCCGGAAAGGACGCCGCCAATCCGGCTGCCAGCAGAGGTTAGTGCGTTGCACAGGATGGAGGTTCGGGACAGACTTTTCGCATTCCGGTTGATCTCTTGCGTTGTCTTCTCAACCTTTTGGGACGCCTCATCCTGGCCTTTTGCGTTGGTGTCGAGCGCTTGCGTATTTTCCGCAAGTTTTTGAGACGCCTCGCCAAGGCTCTTATTCTGCCTGTCAACTTCACTGACGTTCTGTTGCACCTTCTCGGCCATTTCTTCCGCTCTTTTGCCGGTTCTGCCGAGTTTTTCACCTAGCTGTTCCGCTTTGCCGGATGCTCTCTCTATCTGCCTTGCAAGCTGCTCAAGCCCACTTTCATTCGCAAATTTCAGGTTGCTTTCGCCGATGTTGTTGATAGCAGCTCTTAGTTTATCTACAACCTGATCCGCAGCTCCCGCTTCCTTGGTCAGCTCCTTTATCCGTGCGGCAACATCCTCAATATTGACTACTTCATCTCCATCGAAAATTGCCACATAATTTGTTCCTTTTACTGCTGCAAGCTGCTGGTGTAGCTCATCAATTCTAGTGGACAACTCGGATGCTTTCGCCACCGCCGCGTCCATCTGCTTTTGGATGGGAGTGCCCAAATCAATCCCGGACGCCTTCGCGTCCATGATGGCCTGGTATGCTTTCCCCATCTCGGCCATTTTTTGAGATACTTTCTCCATCTCTTTGGCCGTCCGCTCTCCAGCTCGCGTTATATCCTCAAACCGTTGCTGGTTCTTTTGGAGCGCGTCTGTCGCAGCGTTCAGCGCCCGCCCCAGCTTCTGGGTACTCTTAGACGGGGATTCCATCGCCGCCTGTGCCTTGCGCTTGACCTCCTCCAACTTGCCGTCCATGCTCGCAATGGAACTGGACAGCGTCTGCATTTTTTGACGGTAATCCTGGATGTCGGCGGGAAATTTCGCCCGAATCTCTTTGATCGTTACGCTGCCGTCAGCCATGGTTACCACCTCCTGCGTGCCGCCACATTAGGCGCTTGTACTTTTCCACCTTATTCTGTGTAATTTCGGCGTCTGTCCAAAACGGGAACACGTCCCAGATTTCCGGACCTCTCTTGCCTGACAGGTATGCCGCGATCATCTGCACTTCGCCAACGGCGACGCTTGACAGCATCTGCCCGTCACGACGCCGCCGCTCATGGGTTGCCCTGACCTGTGACAAAATCTCACCAATCGTCCAATCCCAGACCTCTACAGCCGGTATCCCGGCAATCACGCCCTCCTGCACGATGTCACTCAATGTCAGGTCTCTGCCACTTCCGTGGTCTTCTCCTCCGTAGGGCCCAGGCTGGCGTAAGTCTCTTCCACCGCCTTCGCGATCACATCCATGGTCTTGCCTGCGTTCTTCTCGCTCATGATACCGGAGGCAACGGCGATGCCCAGCGAAATCTCGAAGAACCCATCTTCCCCGGCAACGCCGTCATCTACCAGCAGGTCATAGATCATTTCGCCGTCAACAGTCGGGTTCTCATTGCCTTTGTAATTTGCGGATGCGCCCAGGATAGCGGTCATCTTCTCAGCGTCCGCAGCACTTTCCAAAATCAACTGAAGCCCCGTCGCATCAAACCGCTTCTCCAGCACCTTCTGTGCGCCTGCGGTCAGGCGGAACTGATACTTGTCATTGCCGATCATTCTTTCATAAGTTTTCATGATTTTCCTCCAAAATTAGACGGGAGAGGCCGAAAAGCCCCTCCCTTTGTTGTTTTTACGTGTTTCTGGGTTATCAGCCGCCACCGCCACTGGCGGTCGGATTGGTCACCGTCCAATCGCTCTGGAGGCCGACGGTCAGTTTTGCCATAATCAGCTCATCGACCTTGACGCCAGAGGTGTAAGTGGTGATGTAACCGGTGGTGGCAAACTTGGTGCCGTCGGGGAAAGTGACCGCCACGGGGACGACATTTCCGGCAGTCTGCAACGCCTTGATCTTCCGGTAGTCGGAGTCGGCAGAGCTGTTGTCAAAGAAGTAGGTAATCTCAAAGGACTTGGTGTCCTGAACGCCAGGGACGTTCTTTTTCATGGAGTCTTTGAGGCAGGTGGCGTCCAGATCGGAAGGCGCGCCGCCGATGTCGCCAATCTCCTGTACGTAATTCATCTCGACCGAGTTGACCTCCACCTTGATACCAATGGAGGCAATGCCCTGTCTGGTGGTGTTTTCAGCCATAATCAATCATCCTTTCTCAATCAATTAGGCGCATAAATCGTTTATCAATTTTGCGCCCGAATCGGAATGCTTTGCGAAAATATCCGCCGTTTTTGTCGTATCTGTCTAGCTGCTGGGAGGCGGTGCGGCGGAAGCCGATGCCCAGCAGCGCGTCGTTGACCAGCGGCGCCAGCTCACGCACGGCGTCCGCCTCCGTCGCCCAGATGTCAATCTGATAGGCCAGGTCGTCCACGCAGCGCCAGCCGGTGGAAGCGTTGGTGATCTCCGTCACCGTGATGAGGTTGCCGGTAATGGACGTCCTCGGCCACTGCTCGGAGACGGTATAGGGCAGCGTGGTATCCAGGGACGCCAGCGCCTGCCTGATCTGCGGGATGGCGTCAACCATGCCGGGGTAGTCACTCATCGCGCAGCACCTCCAATACCGTGTCGCCGAAGTCCTTGGCGATCTCGTCGCCGTATGCCTGGATGGCATTGTAAAACATCGCCTTGGGCGGCTGGCCTCGGGTGTAAGTATAGGGTTTGTAGTCCTCTTTGTCTCCGCCGTGGAGGTCTGCCTTGATCTGCTGACCTTCTTCGCCGGAAGGCCACCACCAGCCCTTTACGGCGTAGGTGATGCCCGGAACATCTCCCGGGTATCCCCCTGCCTCGCCAATGGGGCCGGTGCCAAACTCCAAAAATACGGCAACCGGATAGTCAGATTTTACGCCGCCGGTCAGGGTGTCCCCTTTAACATCCACAAAGCTCTGGATACTCTCTATGGTTCTGCCGCCGTTATACTTGCCACGTGGTGTCTTAGCAACCGTCTCGCCTTTTAGGATGTCGGCGTGCTTCTGAGCCTTTTTTACCAGTTCCTGCATGAGCGTATCGGCAGAGCGTTCAACAGCCGCCTGAAATTTGCCCAGGTCTCCCATATCACACCGCCTCCAATGTCACATACCGGTGGTTTGGCCAACTCTGCACCGCCTTGACCTCCCATGTGCCGCCGTCAAAAATGCAGCGGTCGAATGGGGCGATCTCCACGGCGCTGTCATACAGCACAAAAGCTGCCGTCCGTGCCGGTCGCTCGCCGGACGCATCCACCTGGATGCCGTCGCTGGTGATCTGCCAGCAGACGCCGGACGCTTTTCCAGCCTCCCCTGTATAGTCGGGGGAGGTCATGTCATACTTGCGCACCGGGTCACCTCGGCTGTCCGTGGTCTGGATGGAGCGATACAGTGCCCACGCCCTGCGCCATGCGCATGGTGTCTGTCTCATCTCATCCGCACCTCCCGGTATCTGGCCAGGCCAGCCAAAATGTCCTGCTCTGCCGTGGTATAGTCGCCGGCGGTCAGGTAGGTCTCACTCTGGCTGATCTTGTCCTCGGTGTAAGAGCTGGATTTCACGCCGCCGGAGGTGACCCCAGCGGTGTCACGCCGGTAATACAGCGCGGCCAGCTCCACCAGCTTGGCAAGGAGCACATCTCGCATCTCGTCCCAGCGGAGGTAGAGGAGGAGCGCCCCCTCCGCCTCCTCCAGTGCGTCCTCCAGGCGGGCGACGTCATCGCCGCTCTGCTCTGTCAGCTCCAGCTTCCGGACGAGCTTTGCATATACCTTTTCGTGCTGTGCTTCCGTCACGTGGGGTCACCTCCTCTGGTCATTCTGCTTTCTTGGCCGTTTTCTTGGCCGTTTTCTTGGCGGTTGCCTTCGGCTCTACTTTGCGGATTTTATATCCGCACCGCTTCCAGACTTCCACCTGATCTTCGGTTAAATTGTATTCGTTCCCGTTTTTGTCGGTTGCAATGTACATCATGCTGGCACCTTAGCCCATGGCACGGACTGCCAGCTCAGGATACATGGTCTTGTAACCGTACAGGACGTCCATGGACAGCGTCTCCTTCTTGTACTGCATGTTGTAACCTTTAACCACACGCAGGCTCACACCGTTATAAGAGGTCACATAGGACTCCACGCCGGAGGGGTTGACCAGCGGACGGGTCACAAAGGCGAACGCGGAGGGGTGGAAGCCCAGGTTTGCGGTGTGGCTGCCTGCCAGGGTCACATCGGCATTGTCCTTGATGTCGGGCATGGCGGGATAGACCTTGACGCCAGTGATGGCATTGGACGCTGCGGCCGCGCTGTCTTCGGTGACCACGTAGTTTTTGCCGTCGATGGTCAGCACATCGCCCTTGACCAGCTTGCCGACCAGTGCGGTGCCGTCGATGGCCAGGGTGGTAGCACCCGCAGTCACTGCGCCGTTGACCTTGACGGCGGAGGCGCTGGTGATGCCGGTGGTGTGCTGATGGATTCCCTGGCTCATGTAGTTGTCCAGACCCATCACTCTGCCCAGGGAGCCTTCCCGCAGCGCCTGGGTGCTGCCGCTCTTTTCGGCGTTGACGATGGCGGGGATGGTCACCAGGCTGGCGTCTGCCGCAGTATCCCAGACTGCATAGCGGGGAGAGACCGGTGCCTTGTTGGCGTTGAGCACACGCCGGACATCCGCCAGGTCTTTCAGCGTGCTGGGAGCGGTGCCGGCAGTGCCGCAAATATAAGGGATGTCCTTGTACAGTGCCAGGCCGTCGGAGTTGATCTTCTGCGCCAGCGCCACGGCGGCAGGCTCCAACACCTGACGCTGAAGGTCGTTGATGTTGGTGGCACCCTGGATGGCGGTGATCTCTACGTCAACGGTGGCGATCTTGTCCAGGGTCACGGGGACGGAGGTCTCCACAATGTCCTGGGCGGTGGTGCCCACACTCTGGTCAAACTCCTTTGCCTCCAGAAGAACGGGCTTGCGCACCTGGATGGTGTCGCCCAGGTTGCGGGAGAAATCGTTAGAAAAGTCCTTGTAGACCAGGTTGGGGAATACCAGGTTTTCGATCAGCCGGGGCAGCGCTGCTCTGGCGATCTCCTGGATGGTAATAAAGCTATTTGCCATAGCGTATCATCTCCTTATTTTTTGTCGTAGGTGGCGGCGTAGTATTCTGCGTCGCTCATCTTGCTGTAATCCGGTGCCGGATTGGCGTCTCTGGGCGGTGCGTTGGAACGCATTCTGCCGTTCACGGCGTCGCTCAGGGAGGATTTCCACAGGGATTCAAACGTGTCGACGTTGGCTTTGCTGGTCTCGGCGTCGCTTCCGGTCAGATAAGCTGCGAAATCAGCGCTCAGGCCGCGTTTCTGCAACTCGGCGCCCACGGACACCTGCAAGCGTTCCCGCGCAAAAGCGGCACGCTCCTGCTCCAAGGCGGCCTTATCCTTGCTCAGCTGATGCTGTGCCCGTTCGGTGGCGGTCATCTTCTCCAGCCGCTTGGCCTCGTCCCTATTTTCTGCCTGCTCCCTGTCCCAAGTCTGTCTTGCCTTGGTCAGCGCCTGGGTCACCTTGCGGTCAAACTCGCTCTGGTAATCCCGATTGCTGGCAAGCAGCTGGTCAAAGGTCAGAGGTTCTTCCGGCGCTCTGCCCCCGTCCGGGTTCGGGTTGCCGCCCCCGGCGTTTGCGTTGTCGCCGCCTTCCGGCGGAGTGGCGCCGCTGCCAGCACCCTCCGGAGCGTAGCAGGCAAATGCCAACGGTCTATGTTTGTATCTCATGGTCATGTCCTCCATTTATCGTTGCCCCAGCATATTTCTGGACGCGCCAGCCCCATGCCGTTGCGTTTTGGGTATGAAAAAAGCACGTCTTGCAACGTACTCAAATCAACAATTTCAATGATTCATGCGGTCAGTTTCTTCATGTTATTCTGCTGGATGAACGCTTTGACCTCGTCATATTCCCAGCCGCAGTCCACCAGGCCGCTGACAAGGCGTTCCATGGACTGCACCGCCGCAAGCTCTTCCGCCGTAAAGCAGTCTCGCAAGTCGGTTTTATGGTCAACGCCATACCGCTCCCGCAGCTGCTTGGCGCTCATCCCGAACAGCACTTTATAAATGCAGTTGGTATAGTTGATGTAAGCGTGTCCGTGCATCCGCTCATTCTCTGTGGACTGCTGCAGCGCCTTGGTCAGCGCCTGCCGGACAGCGATCCCCTTCTGACGTTCGATGACCTTTCCCTGCAATGCTGCTTCCATGGCGTTGAACTGCTTGATATACGCCTCTTTGAACCGCATGGCCAGTTCGCCGGTGTATCCCATGACCAGCAGGGTAAAACCATCCCTGGTCATCGCATAGGCTTTCTGTTTTCGGCCCGTTGTATCCGTATACTCAATGAGTCCAAAATTGGACTCATTGAACTCTGCGCTGCATCCCAATTCGCGAATGTCTCGCATGACGTGTTTGTGTTCCTTCCCAAACGTCGCCGCCACGTCCAAACTGGTGACAGCTGCCCGTTCCACTTTACCCATCTTTCTGATCTCTACCAACATATCATTCCCATCCTTTCGTGGTGATTTTGGGTGCAAAAAAGCACGGTGCGTTCGCACTGTGCTCCTTCGATAGCGTTTATTCAAACAAATGCCGGTATTCTTCTTGCAGCTTCTTCAGTTTTCGGTTGTGTTCCCTCTGTACCGCGTGCAAAGCGGAATTACCGTCTCGAACGCCGGTAGGTACCCACAGATCCTTCGATTGCTCCAAGTACCACTCTTTGAGCTGTTTGCATTTCTCAATGTACTCGGGATAATCTGGGTGTTCTCTATTCGCTGCCATTTAACTTCCTCCTCGCATACACGAAATGGTATTCTTTGCTCAGTCGTTTCATTGTTTCGTGGTATCCATCTTCATCAATATCGATAAGCCCATTCCATGACAAATCATATATGTCGTTCCTGTAAATTTCCCTGAACCTATGATACGCTGTTTCTCCGTCAACATCAAGCGTCGCCTCTGTTCTCATCATGGCATACTCATAAATGTTGTCAGCCGCCTTGCTTAAAAACTGACCGCTATCAAAAAAGAACCGCACATCATCTTCACTCAAAGAGTAATGCGTTTCCCGCGGCGGATGATTGTGATAAGAACAGGAGTTTTTCAAGCTACTCCCTAATTTCTCAATGCCCCACGGGTTTACGCTGCCTGCGCTCCCACGAGTATGCCACACCTTTCCGTCTTGCGTGATCGTCAAGTCTTCCTCGTGTTCTAACTTTGCGAAGTCTCTCTGTGCCTTTTTCAATTCTTCATCAATAAGGGATCTGTCCTTTGGATCAATTTCCTTCACTAATCGAGGAGCGTCTTGCTCAGTCTGTCCAGAATCACCGGCAGCCAGTCCTTTATAGCCTGTCTTCCGTTGCTCATCGTGGGGCTCGTATTGCCCTTTTTCGTTAGAGTTGTGCTTCACCGACCGGTTGTGTCGCTCCGCCTCCGGCACCCCCTGGACAAACTGCTTGTGCCACTCCGCATAGGTCATATTCCCCGGCACGGTGATGCTCTTACCGGTCGCCGGGTCCCGTGCGGCACGTTTGATCTTGGCGATCACCTGCTCACTCATGTCCGGCATGGTGGTGCACCTACAATTTGGATGCATAGGCGGGAAATTGACCCCCGGCCTGGCGTCCTTGACCGGGAAGTGCCGCATATCCAGCGCACCGCATTCCTCATCCGTCTGGGAGTCCAGCGTAGCGAGATAGCGGTAATACTCCAGGTCATAGGACTTGTATCCCAGCAGCGCACCCTGTGCCGATATATGACAAAACTCCGTGCGGATGAGCCGCATGGAGTTGGCTTTTGCGCCAGAGGTCGCGTCCGTGCCGGTGATCTGCAAGAGCATATCCGACATCTCCCGGAAGCTCATCCCTGCCAGCGTGCCGGTCAGGATGGTCTGCTGCACCGCATCTGCAAACGCCTGGTTGTTGTTCCAAATGCGCCCGGAAAAGTTGCCGCCCCGCCATTTTTGCCCCAGAATGGCGCGAACTTGCTTGTCCTCCAGTGTCTTGATACGCCTGCCATATCCTGTGCCCTGCTGGATGTCAAACACCTGCCGGGTGTACGCCTCCTGGAGAGCGTCGGCCAGCCCTTTGCCGACCAACTCCCGTTCCAGCAAGCCCAACTGCCTGCAATCTGCCCGCACGATGTCCCGCAGGGCTTCCAGGCGGCTGATCCGGTTGGCATAGGCCGGAGCCTCCAGCATGGCACGCAGCTCATCCCGCAGCGCCTTATCCGTGGTGCTGTGGTACAGCACCAACAGCTCCTGCCGATATTTCTGGGTTTCCCGCACCGACAGGAGTTGGCGGGCTTTCTCTGCGTTCAGGCTGTCGTTATTCCGGACAAATCGGGCAAAAATCCTTTCAATCCGCCCTTGCACGGTGGTCAGCACCTTGTCATAGGCGTCTAACACCGCACGCGCTGTCCGCTGGGCTTTCCGCTCACTCAAGAGCCCCAGCTTCACAGAGCGCTTGCGCCAATACTTGCGGTCACTCATCCTGTTTCAGCACTTTCTTGGTGTCTTCCTCCGCTTCTGTCTCATCCGCCTGGGACGGGACGCCATAGATGGCCGCGTTTGCCTGCTTCTGCCGCCTGATGTTTTCAGCCGCTTCCGCCGGATCGCGCACAAACCACAGCTGACTGAGCAGGGTCTGGTCATCCACAATGCCCTGCAGGCTGGCGACCATCTGGACGATCTCGCTCTCGTTGATGGGCATGGACAGGGTAAACACAACATCAATATCGTTGACACCGACCGGTGCCATATCGCCGTGGGTGACCAGCCAGTGATTATAGAGAGAGAATCGCTCCTTCAACCCTTTTTCCATTCGGCGCATCTTGTTCTTGGCCAGCAGATTCATGGTCAGGAGTTTCAGCTTCAACGCCTGCCCGGAGCTGTTCCCGGCGAACTGTTCATCGCTCATGTCCACCGTCATGGTCATCTTGTGCATTTCCAGAACCAGCGCATCCGCCAGCACCTGCACGCTGGACTCATCAAAGGTCTTCTGGATGTACTCGGCTCGCGCATCCAGCGGAGCGCCATCCAAAAACTTTTCCCGGGCCAGCTTCTCATCATCGCCGTCCCGGAGGGTCATCCCGAAGAACACCAGCAGCGCGTCCACGAACTTCTTTTTGTCGGTCAGGCGGTTGCTCATCAGCTCGTCATAGGCGTCGATCAGACTGATGATCTGCTCAAAATCCCCCTGCCGCTCCCGGTTGTTGGTGTATGCGATCAGCGGGACAGCGCCGAAATAGTGCTCCCGCCGGTCTGCCACTGGGGTAAATGCCGCCGTGGACAGATCATCGCAGCGCAGCTCCTGCACGCCGGTGTCCGTATAGATGGACACCGCGTAATACGTCTGACCGGCCACGGTCCGCCGCTTGTCCCAGACCATGCCGAAGAGCTTTTTGTGCTCTACGCTGGTGTCGCAGACCAATACGCCGTTGCGCGGGTCAATGTACGCCGACCGGGGCATGGGCACCTCATCGTCAGACGCATAGCACAGCTCCATGCAGTCGCCCATGACGCCCATGTACTTGCCAATGTCGGCGTCAATGGCCGCGATCTGCTGGGCGTCGTAGGCGTCTTGCAATGCCGAAATATCCACCGGCTCATTGTCCGCGGACAGCACACCCGCTGCCTCATCCGTTCCGGCTGCCGCTACACTCTTGTCCTTTTTGGGATTGGTGTCGTACTTGACCGGCTCGCCCAGGTAGTAGCCCAGGATGATGTCAGTGATGTACTTGGCGTAGTTGATGGTCACAACACTTTCGCCCTGCTCAGGTGGCTTTTGGGTGTTGTCATGTCGCCCCAGGTAATACCGATGGAGTTTGTCATAGCGCCCGTTTGCCTTTTCGGACGCCGAAATCAGGTGTTGGAGTACCTGCCCTTGGATGTCCTCCAGGTCTGGCACCTCCGACCTGTCTAAGTAGATAATCACACACTCACCTCACAATCTTGCTGGGCGCTTGCCGACTCTCACGACCTGCCGCCCCAGTATGGTGGTCACAAAATAGCGCACCGCATCCATGCAGTGGTCATTGACTTTGGCTGGCTTATCTTCACCGCGTTCCGCCGCTTTTTCGTCCCAGACATATGCCTGGAACTCCTCCGCCGTATGGACGCAGGAGGCGGAAAACAACAGCGTCTCGGCCTGCAACCGGGTGGATACATTGCGGATACCGTCCAGCACCTCGTTGTCTGCCTGCTGCACCGGGTAGCCCGCTTGGCGCAGCTCTGCGATAAACGACGCCGCCGACGGGTCAACCACCACAGCACGGGGACGGTCATCCCCCAGCCAGGCACCCAGGTCGGCGCAAAACTCTTTGTCGGTCTTCTGCCGCTTTTGCTCTCGCCCGGAGTAGTAATACTCCCGGCGGCATACCCATCGCTCCGTGCCCCGCTCCCGCTGCCACAACAGGAACACCGTGGCATTTTGCGTGCCATAGTCGCAGCTCCCGGAGCAGCCACCGGCCAACTCCGGCAGTGCGCTGGCCACGTGCTTGGCCGGGTCGAAGCAGTCGTAAATACGGCCTTCCGCCGCTACCCACAGACCCAGGATGTAACGCTGATAAAACACGCCGGTATACATCGTCTCGTACCGCGCCCGCACCGCCGGGTCCAAGGCCAGGTTGTCCGCCATGGTGAAATGCAGGTGCAATACGTTGTGCGCTTCTGCTTTCAAAATCCATTCTCGGTAAAACCAATGGGAAGGCCCCTCTGGGTTGCAGTTGAACCAGTACCGTGACCCGCTGATGCTGCAGCGAGCCAACGCCTGCTCCACGAAGGAGCGCGGCATCAGCGCCACCTCGTCGAAGAGCACTCCGGCCAGCGTCATGCCCTGGATCAGGGTGTAACTGCTCTTATCTCGGCCGCCGAACAGGTAGAAGGTGTTGACGTGACCGAAGCCCCACACCGTCATGGTATTGTCGCTGCGCCGCTCCTGCACCCGCATGATCCCGTCCATCAGGCCAGGGATGAGGGACACCACGTTCCGCCGCAGCGCCTCAATGGTCTTGCCGCACAGCGCGAACTTGTAACCGTCAAAGGTGGACATCGTCCAGAGCAGGAAGCCCACAGACATAGCAACGCTCTTGCCAGACCGAACGGAGCCGTCACAGATGAGGCCATCGTACTTATTCAGTTGCGCTTGCTTCCACCACAGCAGCGTCAGCAGCTGCTTCCGGCTGAATCGTTCGTAGTTCATCCAGCGACTCCTCTATCTGGGCGAACAGATTGTTGTTGGCCTCGCTGGCCTCCACCTTCTCCGTGTATTCGCCCTCCATCTTGTTGTCCGTGTCGATCGCCCTAATGCGGTCTCTCGGCTCTAGTTCCTCATCCTCCGCAATGGTGCAGAGGATTTCCCGCTTGCGCTGGCGGGTCAACACCGCACCCTGGGCGGCTTGGTTTTGCAGCTCCGTGTACCTTGCCAGAACCTTGTCGTTGCTGAACAGGACGGATGCCTTGGAGTCAACCGTGGAATCCTTCCATTTCCGGGATGCTGGGAACGCCTCGCGGTAAGCCTTGCGCTGGCTCTTATTTTCAATCAGCGCCCGGACGAACGCTTCCCATCTTGCATTTTCGAGTGTCGGCACAAAACTCACCTCCCCGGCCACGAAAATAGGGACTGCCGCGCGAACGGAAGTCCCCTAAAAGCTTTTGCTTTTGTTCATTTTTTCGTTCCCCGTTTGACGGCGGGGGATCGCCGCTTTTGAAGTCTCCATAGGAGGCTCCCCCAGCGCAGTCCGCAAACATACGCCTCAATTGCCTGTGCACCAGTTGGGATTGCACCAACGACCTGACGCCAGATGGAAGATAAAATGCGTCCGCTCTCCTGCTGAGCTATGGTGGTGTGTTTGCCCGTCTTTCCGGGCTGTCGTTTGTATCTTGGGCATCTTCGGATGGCCGTCCACGGACTGCCCCATATATATCCGTTTTGTGCTGTGTCAGGCGCTACCTGCGTTGCCAGCTTGCGCATCACCAGCAATCTACACGGCTGCGGGAGCTACCCGCCAAGGGCTGAGCCGGGGCACGATCCCGGCATCTCCAGTTGCACACTGGCGACGTATCCGTTAGTCCATCAGCCATATCATTTCGGCGGCCTCACCAAAATGATAGCGGACAAGCCGCCCGCCATCATCTGGTAAAGGGAGGTGTGAGAAAAGAGTCACCAACTGTTTGTCCGCCTTCCAGGCGCGGAGAACTGCCGGCTCTCCGCGCCCACTTGAAAGGAGGAACCCCCACAGCGGTCATCCGTCACCCGCTATGGGATGATACTATTTTCTCACAGGTTTTGGGCTCTGTGGTGTAACATTTCTTTTCCGCTTGATTTTATTGCGCGGGATATAGCCCATGTGATAAGCGACAAGCCGGATAAATTCCATGTGAAAATCCTTCGCCCGGTCATAGCTATACCCCACATCCAGCGCTGCGCCTTGCAGCGTCCGCGTCCGCCGCCAGTATACCAGGTCGATGATAGCAAGCCTTGCATCGCCCGTCCCCATCCTGGCTGTCTCCCGCACAGCGTCCGAAATCGCCCTGTAAACGGCGTAATCCCCGTCCGAGAGTCGTTCCATAGCCAACTGCTCCACCGCCCATCCTGCGCCGCCACAGGACGTCTGAGCGGTATATTGTGCTGTCAGCCGGTTATCAGGCGTGCCATATCGCTGCCTCAGCTCCGGATACAGGCGGAGCGCCGCCTGTATAGCGCCCCACCACCAGTGCCCCCGCTTGCTCATCGGTTCACCCGCCTCTTGTACCGCTCTGGCTCGATGACCCAGAGGCCAGTCTCCTCATGCAGCGTCTCGTTCAGGTCAATCACGCTGGCAAAGTTCCCGACGATCGTATTCATCAGGCCTTGGGTGTGACGCCTAAAGTCTGCAAGTCTGGTCTTGCCAAACCCATACTTGTCGTGCAGCGTGGTCATGGCAAACAGCAAAACCACATCGTAGGCCAGGTTGACCATGTCTGCCCGTGACGCAGGCTTCGGCTTGTCCGGCTTCCGCCTGGCCTTCGCCCGTCGTTGCTGTCGATTCATCAAATCCCCCCTCTCGCCTTATACTGCCCATAGCTCAACCCCAACTCCGCTGCCCTGGCAGCGTCCAGAGACAGCGGACCGAGCGCCCCGTGTCGCTGGTATGTACGCTCCACGCCGCAGGTACGGACGTGGCCGGTCTCCTGGAGGCAGGCGCAGTACATCGTTGGGCTTTTCGCGCTGTCCATGTGCTGCCAGTGGGGACAGCCCTTGCATTGGTTGGCAGTTTTGGTGGTTGTGGGTTTTACCGGTTCTACAGACTCTTTTTCAGGCGGTTTCTTCGGCTTCACAGGGTTTGCGCAATGCCGCTTGCGCCGTTCTTCCGCCTATTCTCGCCGGACTTCGTCCCGCCGGGCATCCAGTTCTTCCGGAGCGGCGTGCACGAGCCACTCCAACCGGGCTTTGTGCACGCCTGACGGCCTGGTTTGGTTGTGCTCCCACTTGCTCACAACGTTTTGTATCGTGCCAACCAACTGTGCAAGCTGGTACTGCGACATCTGCTTCTGCGCCCGAAACGCCCTAATCTCTGCCCCTGTCATGTCTCATCCTCCTCCGGCGGTGTCTCTAATCTCGCCCACAAGCGCACAATCCCTGTTGCCTTGTTCGTATTCCATACCAAGGGGGTATCTTCTTCTGCCCATTATTTTGCGCTCCTCCTTTCAGTCACTCGCACACTGGTAATTGCAGCGCCCGTCGTACCACGCGCCGCAGTCCTCCTGGGCGCATTTATCTCGCGCAAAGGCCGTGGTCTCGACGGTCTCTTCTTTGCCGTCTTCGTCCGTGTAACGCTCGACGATGGTCTTTCTCAGCTTCAGGCTGTATGGGCAAATCATCTCTCATCCTCCTCCGGTGGTGTCGCCGTCCTGACCCACAAGGGCAGCAGCCCAGGCGTGTGCCCCATCAGGA